CAAGTTGTCTTTGGCTATATTCATCCGGTCGATAGCTGATCTAATACCCGCCTCAGTGTCTAAGTCGCCAAAGACAGCTATTAGCTCGCCTACCTTTTTAGCGTAATCAGCACTGTCGTCAAATTGACCCAAAAAGTCGTCAACTATCGTGAAGTCTATTTTGTCAAAGTTTCTCGCTCCCGCACCGCCCGGACTGCTGGACGGGTTCGGGCGAACCCGACTTCGATTGGCCTGTGTTTCATATAGTCCGGCTGCACCTAAAGAGTCACCGAAAAGACCGTCTGCCGTTATGCTATCTAAGCCACTTGCGCCGCGAGAATTTGACTTGACGTTAATAATTGCCTGAAGAGTCTCGCCCACTTCAGCGAAGCGCGTTAGCTCATTTTCCGTATAACCCAATATGGAAGCGGAAAACTGCTTTACTGCGTTAGAGGCCTGTATTGATGCTTCAGCCGCCTCAATCATTGAACTGGTAAATTCCCTCTGCCGCTCGGCCGCGCGCTCTGCTTCGGTCTGTGAGTGCCCTAAAACGCTTAATAGGGCATTAAAGCCCGTAGCGGCCGCGAGTATTGGCCCACCTTGAGCAAAAGCCGAAGCAGTGTCAGTAATTCCCTTCAATACCTTATCGAGTTTCGGCGACAATCCACTGACCGCAGTAGAGAAGGCAACAAACAAACTCCCTATCCCGCCAAGATTTTCACCCAAAAACTTCCAGAGGTCAGCTAAGTCGGCCTTTAGCCTGTGAATCCATGTCATATTGCCGATGGAAAAATTGTCACCGACGTTTAACTTATTGCTTTCATTTATCTCTCGCTCTACGGCAAGGTTTAGCGCTCTGGCTTTTACATCCCTCGCGAACCCGCCAAACTGCGATGTAACCAATTCGAAGGCTTTATCGATCTTATCCGCAGATTCGGTCAACTCATCAGCAAAGCCGCCATTGCGCAATTTCTCATTCGTTTCAAACGGGCTGGTGAACATGCCAGCCAGAATATCCCCCAACACCTCTGCCGACTTTAAGACATGCTCAAAAATGGCCGTGATACCATCCAGTGTCCCGCTTACGATATTAGACAGGCGCTTAGGGATCGTATTCAACTGGCTCATAAAGGCCTTGATCTCGTCGCCGCGAGTCACATCAACACGCCTTAGATTGTCGGGGTTATTAAACGACCCGTCCTTTAGGTAGTCTCTATCCTTAACCGTTCGCGTAATCTGACTTCTATCTCCAAAGCCAATAGCAGCTTTAGCGCCAAAGCCAGCCGTAAGCACAGAGCCGAGCTTTGCCAGTATGCCAAGCGTGCCGCCGCCGCCGATTGAGGCAAAGAGGCGAATAAGCATAGTAAGCCCCTTGCTTGCTGCAAGTGCCGCGATAGCGCCGCCTATGCCCAATAGGGCAGTAGCCACCTTATCTAAGTTGCGGGAAAGTTTACCCATGATTTCGGTAAACTCAAGAGAAACGCCCAGCGAAATATCCAGTTCGCCGGTGAATTTAACCACCGCATTCTCTAAGGTCTGGAAAGACTGACCGATCGTAGAGTTAGTGCGCTTGAACGCTTCTGCCAAGTTTCCGGCACTATTTAAAATACCCTTCGCAAGTTCACCGGACGTTAAATCCTTCGCCTTGTCTCTAAACTCATCGAAAGGAATGCCCAAGCCATCGGCGATAGCTTGCGCCAAGATGGGCAAGTTCTCCATAACCGAACGAAGTTCGTCGCCAGCCAACTTGCCGGATTGAAAAGCTTGCGATAACTGAATTAATCCAGCTTCAGCCTCTTTAGTCGTGGCACCAGAAACGGCGATACCTTGATTTACTGCTGTGACGATTGTGTTTAGTTCAGTGCCAGAGATACCCAAACGGTCTTGTGCGCGCTTCATACGCGTATAGAGTGCAACGGTGCCCTCTAATGACTGTCGTGTGTCCTGAGCCGTTTTAAAGAGCTTCCCTTGGGCCTTAGCGACCCCCAAAGAAGTCTTCTCTACGACCTTTAGCTGGTTGGTTAATCTTATCCAAGTGTCGGCATAGCGCGACACCGACCTTACGGATAGTGCCGCGCCTAATGCCTGAAAAGCCCCACCAAGACGCGTAGTAGTATTATTCAGACTACCAAAAGACTTCTCGGTTGACCCTGCCGACCTTCGCGCGCGCCGCATGTTAGAATCAAACGATGCGACCCCGCGCCGCGAATTGTCGCGAACTACAAATGCTAAGGGAATTTCACTCATGCGGGTTCTATTTTCTTTTTATCAGTTTTCGCAGAAGCAGAGAGATAGGTGCCGTCGAGCGACTTAATTATCCGCAAGAATCGGTCAAAATCTTCTATCTCAAAGCGTGTCGCGTAATTGTGAATCTCTGTGAATTGCAATGGCGCAGGTACAGCCACCATGCCCCCGATGATAGTTCGTCCCGCATTTAGAATCGACCACGCAAACCAAAGGCTCGCTAAGTCAGTGTAGAGATTGGGTTTCTTGCGCAGAGCCGGATGATTTTTGCCTTCCGACTCCGCTTTATCAATAGCGGCTAAGTGGTCTTTCCAGAGGATTTCCCACTTGAGCCGCTCGACGAGTTTTTTTCAGCGTCCTCTACTTCTTTGCTGCGAAACAAGTCCATCGACTGCGCAATCTCCGCAACCTCTTCGCGGAAGTCTTTATATTCGGTCAACAATTCGATCGCCTGAGACACGCTGTAAGGCACAGCTTTTTCGTCTATCACCAACCCATCCCAATCGAGAAGCAAGCACTCGGCCATAGACTTTATGGTGATTTCTTGCTGCTTCTCGACACTCAGATTCCCGCTTGCTATCTGCCGCCGATATGGACGCATGAGACTCTCAGCGGTTCGCTGGTGGTGTGGATTGTTAGCGCGCGCTACTCGCACGCGAAACCCCTCGCCAATGTCTTCCCAAACGCCTTCGCTCTCTAATTCCTTGCTGGTTTCATATCTCTTCTTGAAGTCCATTTTTCAACTCTCAGGGTAAGTGATGAGGGGGGCGTACCCTGTAACGCCCCCCTCACCGATGCGGTCAACCGCAATAGACAGGGATTTTTTTAAAGTAGGGTTTTAGACGAACCTGCTAATCTGAATCGTTTTTGTCTCTGCGCCGATAGTAGCTGGCTCAGCCGCAAAGTCAAAGCTTAACATAACGTCACTGTCAACTCCCGCAACCGATCCAGCTTCGCTTGTCAGGTGGCATTTAGGCAGAACGATGTGGTATTGATGCCCTGCTCCATCTGTAATAGCATAAGCCAACTCAAAGCTGGTATAATTAAGCAGCATATCTTGAAGGGTTCCAAAGTTCGCAGTCTCAAGATAAAACTCCATACTGCCGGACACTTCCAGTGGACCCAACTGCATACCAATCTTAGCCAAGTTACCTAAACCCGACTGAGGGCGAGAGTTTGCCGAAATATTCAGCGAAGTTGAAACCATTTCGTAGGTCGTAACTTCAGCGCCGTCGATCCAGAAGCCCGTAAAAGCGTCAACTTCGCTCATTACCTCATTTTCAGTATAACCGGTGACGGACCCACTTCCAGACTTAGCCGTGGGCCGCGTCATAGTCTTACCCGACATCCCGATAGAACCGGTGATGATTGACTGTGCGGAAATATCAAGTGAGAATGAGTTAATACGATTGCCTGTAATTAGGCGAAATAAGTTCGTCTGGTCTAAATACTCCATCTGCGCCGAAAAACTTGTAAGCTCAGCGCCATTACGGATATAAGAGCTATCCATCGTAATGGCGAGTGAGCCAGCCGCCTCAGTAGTCGTAGTCGATCCCGTTGCCAGCGTCAAAAGCTTGGCAGCAATAATCGCGACTTTTTTCCAGCCGTTATTTGCCGCATTCGTAAACCCACCAACGTAAATCCACTGACCTACAGCGATATTTTGGCTGGTAAAGTTGGCAGTCGTAACTACATAGGTGTTTGATGCGCCAGCGGAAATATCGCCAGTTTCGTCAATATTTACAGGCGTAGACCAATCCCCTGAACTTGCAGTATTACGCAGGGCGGCGCGCATGAGAATGTCGAGATTATCACCCTGCAACTCAAAGTCAAAGCTCGCGCTCGGCTCAACAGAAGCGCGCTTCGTCCCAGCGAACTGAGCATCTGAGCGTAGCTGGTTAGAGCGTACCGTCGTAGGTGATTCGCTCATAGTTGCGCCGGTTATCGGCAACTCCAGAAAGGCCGAACTTGGAGTCGTGCCCCAAGTTGCTTCCTCTAAAAGTGACACTTGAACTCTATTTGCATCGGACATTTTATTTGTTACTCCCGTTACGCCAGTTCATCATATTCAAAAGGCGTGTTTACGTTTACTTGATAGAATGCTGTATCTCGCCCAACTGCTTCAACTGTAGAGGCTTTCATTCTTACGCCACTCGTCGTAATGCCCCTTAATGCCGTCACTACATCGTCAGCAATCGCCAACCCTTCATTCGCCCCGTTGCCCAAAGGTTACCCTATTTGAACAAAAACTATGCCGCTTACGCGCCATCGGCGCGAGCCTACAGCCCCTATTGTTTTCTGAACTGATCCCGCGTTTCGCGGGGTTATTCTTGCCCATGCTTCGTGCGCCGCTTCGTCGTAATCATCTTTTGGCGTAAACTCGATATTAGGCCAAGCAATAGGAACATTTGGCCTACTTATATCCATGACGGATTTAAATTGCGTTAAAATAGAGTCAAAGGCTGCTTGTGAGTCAGGCATGGCGCTGCGTTACCTCTTCTACGGCTAATCGACCTATGCCCTCTGGGGCTTGGTCTGAAGTTCCAGTGTCTAAGGTAGTAATATAGTGAACATTGTTTGTAATGTATATATGTTCACCTTCTGCCGACTTACTGACATGCGCCGCGCCTCGCGAAATAGTAGCCCCACCATCTTTATCATACCGCTCATTATTGACGGCGCGAGATGGGCGCGTGCGTGTCACGTTCCACCCTGCGCGTGCGCGCCCCGTCTTAACGGGCGTTCGCATGACTACGCTCGTCAAAAGCTCAAGTCCTATGACCTTCTTAAACTTCAGTATCTCGCGCGGCAATTCGCCTTCCATGAAAAGGTCAATAGCCCGACTAAACTCTTTAAGCTGAACGGATGCTACAATCATTGTCTTGCGTGAATCCAGTAGGCGACCGTAACGTCTTTTGCGCGCAAAGGGCGGGTGCCCACGATCTCTAAGTCGTCTGTTCCATCGGTGATCCGGTCGCCAGCAACGGGTAGAGTAGTCAATCCAGATGCGGCCACCAGATATTGCCGATCATCTATGCGAATAATTGAACCATCGCGTTGATCGTCGGTGAAGTCAGCAAGAATACCGGTAAGAGTTTGCGTAGTATCGGCGCTACTTGCCTTTTTCCACGGTGTTGACGCATTAGCAGTAACAACTTGCCTTGTGAGGGTATAAGTGGTGCCATTGCGCTCAAGAGTGCCGAGCGCGCGAGTGGCAATAGCAGTCGCGTTCATGCCCGTTCCAAGTCGCCCATGATGCCATACCGAGCTTTACCCAAACCCATAATGATGCGGCGCAAGATCGGTATAGCGGAATCGGGCTGAGCGCCGGATTCGAAGACGGTTTCAATTGGGCCAACACGCTCGCTATGGATGCTGTTTCCGCGAGAGTAATTGCTGTTTAACGCTTCAGTTCTGTGCAGTAGGGCTAATTCGCAGACGGCAACCTCAATGCGAGTAGGAACTATGCTACTGCTAATATTTCGCCCCTCTTCGTCCCATACGCCATCGCGCGGCCAGCCTAAGCTTTGTGTCGATGTCGTGACTACGCCAGCCCACGAATAAAGACCATCTAAAGAAGTCGTGGCGTAGCGCAAGGCAGATTCTTTTAGCGCAGTCGTCAACCCAGACCATGCCGTCGGGTCGTCGTGTGCGGTAAAATACGTGTCAGCATCGGCTACACTGATATAACTTACAGCCGCCGCTAATCCCGTGCCGTCTTCAACCGTAATCGCCATGAGCCTATTGTCGCCTTATTTATAGTAGAAGCTGAGTTTTACGTCTATGTCGCCCGAACGCAACTCATCGGGTATTTCCACGAAAGCGCCAAGCTCGCCGTCTTCTAAGATATAGTGAAGCTTTGGGCTACACATCACCATTAACTCTTCAGCGTTCAAAATCGTGTTATCGTGAATGCCTGAAAATTTCATCAGGATTGACTTATAATCCGTCAGCTTGTCGAGGCACTGCGAAAAATCGGCGTAAAATCGATCTTTGCTTAGATCGATTGTCACATCGGACGTAAATTTATACGAAGGTGTTTTTAGTCGATTTTTCGACAACTTCAATCTCCTTTTCTTCAGCTACTTTTTCAGGGCGAGCCTTGCGATACCCGCGCTTGCGATACTCTTTTTCTACGTCGCCATTCGCGTTCACCACAACGCTATCTTTGCCCTTGGAGAGTCGGACAGTTTCGATTACGGCCATTACAATATACTCACAGGATAAAAGTTTAGAGGTCGATAAGGCAAGCAAGCGGCAATTGTGATTGCCGCTTGCTTGCAAATTTACCGCTTACTGCTTAGCCCAAGACGCGGGTTAGCAAGTCACCATCTTGCACCTTTGCGCCGCAAAGCACATCAAATGAGATAGTGTCAGTCTTTGTGGAAGCACTGTAGTCATAGACGATACGAACGCCTAAGCCGCGATCCGCGATATACTCGGCGCGAGCCGCACCAGCCGGAAGTTCCAGCGGT